TAACATCGGTCTCCATCCACAAGTTCGCTTGCCACATACCCTCTTTCTTCGGCCTCTCTGAGACACGTTCTTGAACTCTCTAAAGTTTTACCAGGGACGCAACTTAGTTGGTCATTGCTTACAACTTTGTTGTCTAGGTGACCTAGACATAAAGTAAGCCAAGCTGTAAATCTGACTCCAGTCGACGACCACCACTCCTCCTCCAAACCAGTCTCTTGGATATGGTTCATTTTTTCCAAATCCCGTATTAAACTAGATTTTAAGAAAGAATATCTCAACATCTCATTAAAAAACGTTGGAGCTTTTCCATCGGGCAGTTTGTAATGATTAGCTCTATCTTCAATGCTTTTTTTAATATAAGAATAGGCAGAATTCACTCCGCCATCATCATAACTTACGAAATAATCGGTCGTTTCCTGCGCTCGCTCAACGCTTAAAGGCTCCGAACAAGGGACAGCCACCTTATCAACGTGTAGATTATTGCCTTCAAGTAAATAATCCTTAATGTTTAATTTTGTTTGTACTTTATATTCTTTTCCAAATTCACTCATTGCTGCTTCTCCCATCTTAGGTAAAGATTTCGAGCTGTGGAACCATGCCAGATACTATCTTTACTATTTCCTTCTTGTGATTTTTGACTGCCTGGTGACGAAACGCCGAGCTTGTTTAGTTCTGTGGCGATTGCTCTCCAGGTCATATGCCGGTCTTCGCGCATCTTTTTTATTACTGGCCCAACAAACTGAGCGCGTGTGTCGGCTTGTTTTGCGACAGCTGCACCGCCCTGCTTGCTAACATTTTTAATGTTAGGGTTGCCCAGTTTCTTAATTAACTTGCCCGTTGAGGTTTTATAAACCCCCTGCTCGGCTAGTACAGCTTTCATATGCTTAAACTTGTTTTGTGTTTTCTCACGGATGGAATCACGCTGCATCTCGGCCATCATTGACTCAAGCATAATAGATTGCTTTGTGTACCGAGGACTTTTAACAATCACAAACTTTAACTTAGCGCGTGTAACTTCTTGTTCTAAAAACTTTAAAGACTCCCAAACTTTCCGCGACAACCGACTGATGTCGTATATTATGAGCGTTGCATCGTGCTTCCGGCAATACTTTAGAGCGTCTTGTAAGCCTTGGCGTTTATCCATTCTGGCACCAGAGCTGACACCGTCATCCACAAACCAGCGAACGTCATGCTCACCGCCGTTTAAGTATTCTTTAATGGCAAACTCTTGGCCTTCTACATCCTGCATATCAGTGGACACACGAAGATAGGCAGCATATTTACCGTAATGTCTTTTCCCGTGGTCTAAATGTTCTTTCATATGATGCTCAATATATGTCTGATGAAATTCCTCAGACGGTAACTTTGGTAATTCTGATTCCTCTTTATACATTATGTCTCCTTTCACTGTCTATCCACTGTTTGTTCACAAATACATATAGGTTTAACACAAGAATACAAGGCTTTTGATAAAAAAAGACGTTGTTCACTACATTTTCACCTATTTATATAGCTATCAGTGTGCTATCTGTTTTGTACAGAAGCTAATGTATTGAGGAAAAATGGCAGTCGTAACACTCTTTTGTAGAATATCCCCACGGGTTAAAGAAGCCCTTGAGGAGCGTGCAAAACAAGAGCGTAGACACGTTAATGTTACCCTGGACCTATTATTAAAGAGTGTCTTGGACGTTAAGGACGATGAGACATTCTTAATGGCAGTTGATGAAAAAAAGAGGCTGCAACGTGCGGAGTAAGTTTGGTAATAAAAAGGTCGAGCTAGATGGTCACAAGTTTGATAGCCAGGCAGAAGCCAAACACTATTGGTTTACTCTCAAACCTCGGTTTGAGGCCAAGGAAATCACACATTTAGAGCTGCAACCACGCATACGATGCGAAATTAATGGCAAGAAGATATGCGATTACCTCGCAGACTTTAGATACATAGATAAAAACACAGACGGCAGAAATGGAGCAAAAGGATGCACAGTGATAGAGGACGTAAAAGGTTACAAGACGGACGTTTACAGGTTGAAGAAGAAGTTAGTCGAGGCACTGTATTTAGGCTCGAAGATAGTCGAGATATCCCCCACGCAATATCGGCGTATGACGTTGCCAGAAAAGTAGCTAACTATGTGCAAATGGATATCAACATACTATTGGGGTACAGCCGGAGCAAAAGTCTCGTGAAATGGCGCCACCTCACATATCTCCTCGCAGCTGAGCTAACTGGGGCATCAACGCCAGAGCTAGGTGAACGGTTTAATAGAGACCACACTAGTATTATGCACGGTAAGAAAAACGCAACCGCCCTACTCACTGACCCTATATTTAATGAGCATTACAAAACAATTAAGGCTTTATTTTGAATAATTTGTACAGAACCAATACTAGGCAGTATGCTACGAGCTTCGGTGCGAAGCTTGCTCAAGGTGAAGCCTTTGAGAAGAAGATTATTGGTTATCTAAACAAACAGGACAACATCGAAGCCTGGAAGTCGTCTAGCACGCAGCATGACCTACAGTTTCGCGTGGACGTACCACTCATAGGCAACTTGCTATTCTCAGCTGAGTGCAAGTTTGATGACAGAGCCTACTCAACACGAAACATTGCCCTACAGGTATGGGATAACGGAAAGCCCAGCGGCATCCATCCCAGCGGACCTGACCCCGACCTATGGGTACACGGAGTCGCTAATGACGTTTGGTTTATCAAAACCTCAATACTTAGAAGCATAGTTAAGATGCATAAATCCACCTGGGGTAGCAAGCAAATCCCAATGGGAGACCGAGGAGCCGGAGCAAAAGGTATTCTCATGCCAGTCGATACAGCCAGAAACATAAAGGGTGGTACATGGGTAACTATTTAAAGCACGTTGACCTTTGTTCTGGAATTGGTGGCTTTAGCCTTGCCTTTGAAGAAGTAGGACTAAGTAGGACAATCATGTTTTGTGACACTGAGAAATGGTGTCGTCAACTTTTAGCAAAACATTGGCCTGATGTACCTATAACTGAAGACGTGAAGGAGTTAGCTAATGACCCAGAAAGACTTGTTCCCGACTGTGATATCCTCACAGCTGGATATCCCTGCCAATCCTTCTCCGTCGCAGGGAAGCAAAGAGGCACGGAAGATGACCGCCACATCTGGCCGTACATCTTTAGAATTGTTGCACACAAAAGACCCACTTGGTGCGTTTTCGAAAACGTTTATGGTCACGTTGGCATGGGACTCGACGAGGTGCTGCACGACTTGGAAAGCGAAGGCTACTCCACGCGGACGTTTATTGTTCCAGCTAGTGCCATCGGAGCGAGACACAAAAGAGACAGACTCTGGGTCGTGGCCCACACCGACAGCGAACGAAGATGCAGCTGGGACACCAAACGGCAAGATGCAGGGAATGTTGGGGAACCATCCAGAAGTGCGAGGAACAACACCAGAGGAGTGGAAGAAAGGCAGTCTCTCCCCGAATTGGTGCGAATGGCTGATGGGATACCCACGAGGATGGACGGATTTGACGGATGGGACACAGAGCCAGAAGACATCCCAAGAGTAGTCACTGGTATGAAAGGCAGAGCTAACAGGCTCAAGGGCTTGGGCAATGCCATCGTGCCACAGATAGCTATGAACATAGGTCTAGCAATCAAGGAGCAATTGCAATGACAGTATCAGTCGTTAAACCACATTGCTTCCATTGCAACGGTAAAGGCTGGGTTCTCGAACGACACCCCTACTCCGAAGGCAACGTGCAGTGGGAAGATTGTCATTGGTGTATTGGATTAGGCAGAGTACAGGAGTACGCAGATAATGTTGAAGACTAGTATGGCACCAGACCCAACACGGGACGCACCAAAAGGACACGGAGAACACCAGAACCCAGGTCAAGTCGCCGTCTATCCAGGCAGAGCACTCGTAGATAACAGGTTCAATAGATACCCCATGACATTCAGAGTACTCGGTACGTGCTGCGCTCATGCCAAAGCATGGACAGCTACATTCTATGTCAACCAATCAACCATGTCCAAGATACTCCAATGCTCACAACAAGCAGTCTCACAACACATGAACAAGCTCGCTAAGTTCGGATACCTGGAGAAGCTACGAAAGGAAGGACCATCACGACAATGGGGAGACCAAGGAAGCCTGTGGAGGGTCATCTACGACCCATCACTAAGCTACAAACAAGTCCTCGCAATGAGACCTAAAGAAGTGGAACTAACCAAACAAGAGGAGTTCGCTGCCATGAATAAAACACTCAAAGTAATCGCCAACACAGGTGCTAAAGGAGCACAGAAACAGGGGGACACACAGGGAACAGAGCCTGTGGATAACTCTACATTATACAAGCCCCACCTTGTGCAACAACACAAGCCCCAGCTTGTGCATAACAACTCTGATAGAACTATAAGAAAAGAAGTAAAGGAAGAAGAATGTAAAAGACTATGTGAAGAGTACAAAGAGTTGATGCAATCCATACATGGACGACCATGGAGATATGACATTAGACAGACTCACCTTGCCCGTGAAATACTCATGCAAAAGGAAGCAGCTGAGTTCCTCACTCATGCCAAGCAACAGCTGCAATGGATGAAGGACAACGGCAAGGAACCAGCCATTAGCTTGAAGTACTACCTGACTGTCTATGACAACAAGGACAAGCCTAAGGATAGCACGGATATCCTAAGGCAAGTAACTAGCAGAATGAGGATGAACAGGTGACCTGTACAAAACCTATCCGAACGTCTTGGTTCTGTACGCACAGCCAGAAACCACGAAGGCATACCCCCTGGCACCTAATAAAAAAGGCACCCTTCCTCCCCCGGGTCGCCAGTACATGCGTGGGGGGCACTTCCGAAATATTTTTTAGAAACCGAAGAAAGGAAAATTTATGAATTACAATGTGAGTCAAGCGAGAGAAGGCAAGGAGGGCAAGACCTACTGGATGAAGGTTGGTTATGCTTTTGAGAAGGATGGTGTTGTATCATCGATAAAGTTGGATGCGTTACCGTTGCCGAATGAGAAGGGTGAGGTTTGGTTAAATTTATTTCCTGATGACCGTGATAAAGGGGCTACGAAGAGTGACTGGTTGCAGCCTTCGCAGCGTACTTCGGATGATGAGATACCGTTCTGATGGCTGGTAAGCGTCAACAGGTTCCGAAGGTTAAGCCGTTTGCGATGAGTCGTATTAATCGGCGGTTACGTGGTTCTAAGATAATTTATGAGCACCGAGATGAGTTAGCTATGGAGTTGATGGCGTTGGGAAGTAGTAAGATAACGGATGTTATTGACTGGGATAGTGCTGGTAATGTGAAGGTTAAGCCTATTGATGAGATACCTGAGACTGCGTTGACGGCGATAAAGAAGATTAAGGTTACGCCGACGCGTGGTGGTGATATTTTAGAGGTTGAGATGATTGACAAGGTGCGTGTGTTGCAGCTCTTGGCTAAGTCTGCTGGCTTATTGGATAGTGAGAAGGAGATAGATAAGCCTTCTGTTGTTTCGATAGAGATGGTTATGCCGGATGAGGAGAAGAAGGATGACTAAGGCTCAGGCTGGACTCAAGCTTAACTTCTCTAGCTCCCCTACTGTGGCTAAGTTCTTTAAGAGCAAGGGATTTGTGAGGGGATTAATGGGGCCGGTTGGTTCGGGTAAGTCGTATGCCTGTTGTGCGGAGATATTTCGCCGCGCTGTGGAGCAGAAGCCGAGTCCCAGGGACGGTATAAAGTATTCTCGGTGGGCGATTGTGCGGAATACGCACCCAATGCTGCGAACGACCACGCTAAAAACGTGGCTGGAGTTATTGCCTGAGAATATCTGGGGTCCGGTAAAGTATTCGCCGCCCATAACGCATCACATTAAGCTACCGCCCCGTGATGGTGCCTCTGGTATTGACATGGAAGTTATTTTCTTAGCCCTCGATGAGCCTAAAGATGTCCGCAAATTGCTATCCTTGGAGCTTACGGGTGCCTGGGTTAATGAGGCTAGAGAATTACCCAAGGCGATTGTTGACGGGCTAACACATAGGGTTGGTCGTTACCCAAACAAGCAAGATGGTGGTCCTACGTGGCATGGTATTATTTTGGATACTAACCCGTGTGATTCCGACCACTGGTGGCATAACACAGCTGAGAAAGAAAAACCGACGGGTCGCTTTGCTTGGGACTTTTTTAAGCAGCCTGGGGGCGTAAATGAAATAGCGTTAGAAGATTTGCCTGACGAAATGCCCGAAGCTCAAGGATATATTTTCCAAAGCGGTAGATGGTGGAAGACAAACGAAAAAGCTGAGAACTTATCAAACTTACCACCTGGCTATTACGAGCAAATGCTTGGCGGTAAGAATGTTGATTGGATACGCTGCTATGCTCAAGGCAAATACACGTTTGTGCAAGAAGGTCGTCCGGTCTGGCCTGAGTACAACGACGAACTTATGGCAACGGATTTGGAAGCTGACCGTTCGGTGCCGGTACAAGTGGGAATTGACTTTGGATTAACGCCAGCTGCGATATTTGCCCAGCGCATGAAGAACAATACTTGGCACGTTTTGCATGAGTTAGTGACGTTCGACATGGGGTTGGAGCGCTTTTGCTCAATGCTAAAGTCTGAATTAGAAAGTCACTTTCCTGGCTTTGATACGATGATATGGGGCGACCCAGCTGGTATGGCACGGGACCAAATCTATGAAACTACCGCGTTTGACCACCTCAAGACCCACGGTATTCTAGCTAGGCCAACCGCAACAAACGAATTTAGAACCCGACGCGAGGCAATGGCGATACCAATGGGGCGATTGATAGATGGTAAGCCTGGATTTCTCATTGATAAAAAATGTATGCGGCTCCGCAAAGCCTTGATTGGTGGATATCATTTTAAGCGCGTTGCGATGGGCGCTGGACAAGAACGATTTAGGGATGCACCCAATAAAAACGAACATTCGCACGTTGGGGATGCAGCTGGATACTGCTTGCTGGGGTCCGAACACAAGATTATGACCCGTTCTCCTATGCGAAACCGGCAATCTGTCCAAGCAAAGGTACTTGATTTTGACGTATTCGGTTAGAACTCTAACGGATGTTCTTGATATTCAAACGCCCAGAGACAAACTATTGCCATTCCATATGGGACATTACGACATTCTTGAGAAAAATGACTTTGATTTAAAGAATTTAGCGGATTTTCCTGACTACCGCAGCTACTTTGAGGGCGTTGCAAGCCAAGGAATAGCCTATTCTTTTGTCATTGATGAGAAAATTATGGGTATCTTCGGTGTTTTTGAACTCTGGCCTGGGGTCTATGAGTTCTGGATGATACCGGCACGCGATTTGAGGGCCAAAACAATCCGCTTTCATCGCAAGGTCATACGGTTTTTTGACTATTTTTTTGCAAAAACACGACCAAAAAGGGTCCAGTTCACTGTCCATTCACTAAATTTTCACGCAGAC